ATTATCTGCTTTATCCAAATTGTATTCAATATTACTTATTGATGTTTCATTGACATAATTAGTTATTTCAGAAACTGTTTGAGTATTATTGGAAAAGAAGGTTTGTTTACCACTTATATCTTTTGCTTTGTTACCTTGCCACCATTCAACATACTCTGGTGCATACTTGGGTATTAGTCTGCTTATTGGTGTAGAACTTACTATTTGTTTGTTCGGATCTTTTGTCGATGGAATTTGATAATTAAGAGTTAAATTTGAAACTTGTTTTTCAACGACAGGAATAGGATCACCGGGTAACCAACCTTGTGGCTTCATTTTTTGTTGTACAGTAGTGGGTTCATTCTTCCACTCTAATTGTGCCCAAGAAACGGTAGCATCTAAACCGGGTTGACTTTGCTGAACTTGTTGCAACATTTTTTCTCTTATCTGTCCCATGATCAATTTCATGGTTGCAACATCTTTATTACCATAAGGCATAAGCATTCTTGTCCTTGGGTTATCTGGTGTTGGTTCTCCAAATATGTCATCAAATAATGTGTGTTTGGGATCACCAGATTCAGCCATCTTGATTTGATTAGATAAGAAACTTATGATTCTTTGTTTCATTTCGGTAAGCAAATTACCGTTATGATCTGTAACTTCATTTATGACAGAATATCCATCAATCCATTTTTGCCAATCATAAATTACATTTTTGCTCATTACGCATCTCCAATAGGTTTCATATTATGAACCAGATAGTCATCAATAGCTAAACCTATTTCCGACATTAATTGTTTTTCTTGTTCTCTAATCTCTTCAAGATAGTTCCACAACATCGTATTTTCAGATTGTAGTTCTTCAATAATCTTCTTATATTCTTTACTTCTATACTTGAGTTTCTTGATTTGTTGTTCGTTATCCATCTTTGAGTCCACGATAAGTTTTTTTAATTCGTATTCTTTTTGAAGTAGCAGGTTGTTCATCCACATATAGATTTATTTCTGGATACTCGTCTTTTATCTGCTCTACTGCTTGTCTGTTCTTGCCGGAATCATCGAAGAAAGCAATGTCATTATAACCTGCTGTAATTTGAGATATAATCCATTCTTTCTTTTTTAGTGGATTTGAATCTCCAACAGTAACTACTTCTATTTTGCTTGGATCTAAATTCATCTTCTGTAAAAACATTTTGATTTCTGGCTTTGCTGCTTCTTCTCTTGCTGTTAGAATAGCAAGTTTTCTGTGTTCTCCAAGTCCTTTGTCATAAATCCTCTTGAATGATTGCATAGCATGTTCAATTGGAGTTGGATCTTTAAGTGTCTTGAATTCTTCATAATCTATATTCTCTCCCGGTTGTTCATCATATGTAGCATATTCAGCAGGAGTAAGCTTTTTGATTTCATTTCCAGAATTATCACGAACAATAACCATAGAAGAAGTGGTCAATAAGGTATCATCCATATCGAACACACGAAGTTTCATTTGTTTGGCTTCAACAAGGAATTTATTCCAAGATTCAATTATTAGCTTCATAAATATAGTTTATATCCCGTATTGTTTATTTAATACTTTGTTATAACGTTGCAAAACGTTGTACAAGTTCATAACTTTATCAGAAATATCATTTCCTTTTTCGTCAAAAACAAAGCTTTTTGTATTAGAACCTTTATCGATATCATTTATTAAATAAGAGATTGCTTCAATAAAAGCTTGTAATGGATTTACTATTTTGGCAGATTTTCCTGTTGGTAGTGCTTTTTGTATATTTCTCAAAAATGCACTTTTTAATCCTTGTGGTATTTGTTCGATTTGATCAAGGTTAGGTCTATCTTTTGTTCCATTTTTAAATACTTTTATGAATATTTCATAAAGTTCATTACTTTTTATTGTATCTGGTAGTTTTTTACCTAATGTTTCTTGTATTCTATTCAAAATCCAATTTCCAAATGGTTTAGGGTTTGTTCCTTCGATACCATTTTGTAGATAATATACAATTGTTTCCATGATATTCATCCACAAGTCATATTGTTCTTGAATAAATCCTTTTTCAATAAATTCCTTGTATGAATATCTCAACAACATTTCATGCAATAATCCATGCATAATATCGCCAGCTAATGCTTGTTGAACATTATCATCAGAAATAAATTGTTTTCTTTGTTCTGGTGTAGATAACTTTTTAGAATAAAAACCATTAGTATCAAATATGCGATCAAACTGTTGTAATGCATACTTGACGAATTTATCGTTTTTTTCTTGTTGTGTGTTAGTAGTTGGTTGTTTGTTCTTCAACGAACCATAGTGTCCAAAAGGAGTTTCTATATCAAAATCTCGTTTTTTGGTTCTCCAATCTGGAGATATCTCGTTGATAGTTTTAAGGTACTTATTCCAATTTTCTAATAAGTTTTTCATGTTGTAATTAGTTTTACTTATAATAAAAATACCAAAGAATAAAATCTTTGGTATTATAGGAACAAAATGTTTAATCTATTCTATTATAATCATCCTCAACTCTTACTACATCATCAAGTTGTGAAGTAGAAACCTCAATAAGTTCTACATATTCTTCACGGGCTTCAAACCTATGAATGCGTCCAACTGGAACATGATAAACATCCCCTTCAACCATTCTTGTAACTGTAATCGCTTCTGAATCTGGTGTTTGGTGATGAAGATATAATGTTCCTTTTAGAACTCTGATGGTTTCTTCTTTCTCATTATGATATTGTAGAGACAACTTGCTGTTAGGATTAATATATAGGATTTTACCTGCATAGTACAAAGTGTGTGCCCATATCTCTTCATGACCCCACGGTTTCTCAACATATCTAACTTGTGACATTTACTCTACTCCATCAGACTTTGGCTGATCATCAGAAAGTTGTTTGTTTTCTTCTGGACTATAACCAAGTTCTTTGAAGTATTCATGCAAATCGTCACAACCACCAATAAGCGAAGTTGTTCCTGCCACATTATACTCCACAATAATTGGTGTAGTGTTATGATTCCATAAAGTTTTTACACTTTCCAGAACAGCAGGGTTGCGATCATATAAAGAAAGAACATATTGAAAACCTGTTTGATTTAGTAATTTTACAGCTTCAACGCAGTATTCGCAGTCGGAAACTGCATGAACCCAATACCATTTTCCCATTGTTACCCCCTCAATATCTTTTTAGTTTTCATCTTTGATTCTTCAATCTTACTATATATCACTTCAACAGAACCAACTACTGTTACGTCTTGACCAGCAGAACCGCGATTGATAGTTAGCTTACTGAACCTCATTTCTTTTCCCATCAAGGCATCTGCTTGTGGAGAATATATAGATTCTGCAAGTAATCTTTTCATATTCCCATCTTCTCTGACCATGATAATATGTTCGGGACTCAAATAAATCTCTCTTACATAATATTTGCTGCTTGTTCCTGCCGGATATGGGTTTTCTGCTACTTCAAGTAATTGAATCATTTTTGTTCCTATTGTTGTGGGTATGGATATAAATCTTCACTTTCTACTGACCAGTATACGTTATCATACATTACCTTCGAACACTTATCATCAGTCTGCTCTATGAACCAAGCACAAATGGGTGCAGCAATAAATTTGTATTTTGTGCAGTATTTAGCACTTGGATAATATAGAGTAGAAGAGCTTGGGATCCAGATTGGATCCCCAATCATAAATTGATTAGTCTTGTTCAATAGAATCTTCTTTTCCTTCGGATAATGCTTTGAGTGCTTTGAGATTACTCAGCATTTTTTGAGCATCGAACTGTTGTTCTTTCTCTTCTGTATTTAATGTAACATCTTTCTGGTGGGATTGCAAGCGAATATTTGCCCAACCTTGAAGAATTGTTTGTACATCAGCGAGAGTTTCATCATAATCTGCAAGTAGTAAGCGCAGTTTATGTATTTTGTCAAGAGATAGTAAAGCACCATCTTCTACTTTCAAGTCTTTATAAATAGATTCCAATGAATCGTCTATTTCCGTTACTTTATCGGATTTGTATGACAGCAACCTGTGGCATTCATATGGCACATTATCAAGCTCTGTCGTATAAGAAATTTTTACCTTCATTCAACACCAATTGTTTTAAGTTAATACATCCCAAAGTTGTTTGACTATGAGAAAAGTGACAGCGGATATAGCACCCCAAGTAATTTTGGAATGACCCTCTTTCCAGTTTTCAAGAGTTTTAACTCTTGAAAAAAGTCCATTGTCAGGGTCTTTGATTCTGGCAAGATCAATATTGGTTTCATCTTGTTTGGATTTGATATAATCCATGCTACTAACTACTCTATCTATTTTCTTATCAAGTTCGATAATTAAATCACGCAAGTCTTCGGTAGAATAAGCCATAGTATAGATACTCCAATTTATATTATAAATAGTATTATATTTGAACTATAGCATAGTTTGTAGTAATTAAAGTACCAACAGAAGAGATAGCATTTTGAAGGGCACAACGAGTAACTTTTACTGGATCAATGATACCTTCTTCAATCATATTTACTAATCTTCTATTAAGAAAGTCATAACCCATTTTTTGATCTGTAAGGTTTTCAATCATACTAACTATAATGTCTGGGGATTCCCCGGCATTAATTGCCATTTGACGTAATGGTTCTTGGATAGCTCTCAATACTATCTCGATTCCATACTTCTGTTCTTCGTTGTCTATTTCGATTTCCAGACCCTTTGAAGCATACAGGAGGGCTACACCACCACCGGGAACAATACCTTCCTGCTGTGCGCTTCTGACGGCTTCTAATGCGTCTTCAATACGATGTTTCTTCTCTATCATTTCGATTTCGGTAGCTGAACCGACTCTAATGATTGCGATACCAGATGCAAGTCTTGTGATACGTTCTTGTAATCTTTCGCATTCATACATCGATTCTGTTTGTGCAAGCTCGGCTTTGATGGCATCAATTCTTGCATCTGTCTCAGTCATATCACCTTTCCCTCCAACGATGGTAGTAAGCGATTTACCAATCTCAATCTTCTTTGCTCTACCAAAGTCTTTGAGTTTGACATCAGACATTTTCATACCACTTTCCATCGAAACAAAAGTAGCTCCAATAGAGATAGCAAGATCCTTCAAGATGTTCCTACGTTCTTCCCCGTAACGTGGTGCTTTGACAGCAGCAACTTTCATTGTGCCACGCATTGCATTCATGATAAGAGCAGCTAATGCTTGTCCTTCAATCTCTTCCGCAACTAATACAAATGGTTTTCCTTCTCTTGCAATGAGTTCCAATACGGGCAACATATCACCAACGGAATCAAACTTATGATCTGTAATAAGAATGTAAGGATCATCATACTTTACTACTCCCTGACGTTCATCATTTATAAAAGCTGTTGCTAAATAGCCAGAATCAAATCGAAAACCCTCTACAACATCTAAAGAAGTCTCTAACGACCTTGCTTCTTCAATAGTGATAGAACCATCTTTGCCTACTTTATCAACCGCAGTTGCAATCAATTTACCAATAGACTTATCGTTGTTGGCTGAAATACAAGCAATATGTTCGATATCTTCTTCGGAGGAAATTGGAACAGAAATATCTTTTAGTTTCTCAACAAATACTTGCAATGTTTTATCCATACCTCTTTTAATCTCGATAGGAGAAATGCCAGAAATAATATACTTCTGTGCTTCTCTCAATAGAGCACGGGCTAATACAATAGAAGTAGTTGTACCATCACCAGCTTGTGCAGCAGTCTGTTGCGATGCTTGTTTGATAATCTGTGCTCCCAAGTTTTCAAAGGGATCATCCAATACAACTTGAACTGCAACACTAACACCGTCTTTGGTAATGACGGGATTCTTATTCTTTTCTTGTAGGATTACTGTTCTACCTTTTGGCCCCAATGTCGATGCGACATTATCAGCCAAGATATCTGCACCACGCAAGATTGCTTCGCTCAAAGCACGACCATTACTATATTTGTTACTCATTAGAAACTCCATTTCATTTGAATATTATTATAACCAGATAACTGTATGCTGTCAAGTAGTTTATTACATTACTGCTTGTTTTTATTCTTCCATAAATTCTGTTTCTGCATCTGCGTATGGATCAAATGGTGCTGGTTGCTTGGTTTTAGATTTCTTTACCTTTATTTTCTTTTCTTTTGGCTCTTCATCCGAATAATCTTTTGCATAGGACTTTCCTTCATGAAATTCTTCAACGATGATAGAGACAGTAACGCCACCAGCAAAACGAATATCTAATGTGGTTTGATAATCTTTTTCACCCATTTTGGTAACGAAAGAAAAGTTGAAACCTGCTTTTGTAGGAGTATCAGTTACTATTACTTCTTCTGAACTCATGGTCAATGAATCTTGCCCTTCGAATACGGTTGCTGATGCTTCTTGACCATCTGATGATGCAACGATTTTTATGAAGGTTGGATTGAAACCCGAAAGACTAACTCCGAAAGCAGTAAGAGCAACCATAGGATTAGTATATTGTTGCATTACTTCGTTTGCGTTTTTCAAGTTATTAAAATCTTGGAGATAAGAAGTCATGAATCTGAAACAAGTAGACTTGCTGACTAAATAACCAAGTTTATATTCATCACTTTTAATTTTACCTTGACGTTTAGAAGCAGCATTGACAATTTTTCCAATAGCATATTCTTCGTTACCTAATTGTTGTATAAATTGTGCTTTACTGTTTTGATATTCAGTCTCATATTTCTCGATTAAAGCAGCTACATTAGGAATAGTTTTATCTTTATATAATTTAAGTATTTGTGTTTCTTCATTGGAAATAGAGAACTCACTTGCTGATAGCTCTGTACCTTTGATGTTTTTTATCTTCAAGAAAGCAGTTGCCCTTCCAGACAATGCAACTTCTTCTTTCAAAGAAAGAGCATAAATAAGAGGATTTTCTCCACCAAATAAGGAGTTTATTCCTACGGCATCTGGATTGTCCGATGGAACTGGTGTAACAACCTGTTCGCTGATTGCAGCTTTTTTGACAATATCAATTATCTGTTGTTCTGCTCCTGCATCATAAACATAGATATCGCCGGGACACCATTTATCAGGATCTAATTTAGTAATTTTAGAAGCAACTTTTCTTATCATTTCAAATAGTTGTCCTCTATCGACAACATTCTTATTATAGTTTCTCGATGCCTTTGCGGCAGAAATAGCATTTAGAAAAAGGTGAATCTCTTTCTTGTCGGTTATTGCATTCTCATTCAAATAGATAATAGCATTTCTCACAAGAGAGGAAGATTTAGCTCCAAAGCGTTTTGAATCTACAATTTGTACTGGTAAGTCTAAAATCTTGGAACTTGTTTGTTCATCTTTTGCTTTTAGTTTTTCTTCCGCAACAGTCCAGCCGTCTGGGCCAGCAAGGAAGAAAAATGCTACTAATCCCTCTTTCATATCAGGAGTTTCAGTTCCTTGCAAGCCACCTTTTGTGGGTTTGGCAGTTAATAAACTTTTGCTGAGGGCATTTAGGGGATAATATTTTACATTACCTTCTGCATCTTTAGCTGGTATAACAAATTTATATCCTTTCTTCTCTTTGAACAATAAATCAAGTTTTTCTTTATCAGCATTAGAATCTGTAAAATCAACTAAAAATTGTTGACCTTCGGGAGATTCAATATCTACAGTAAATTGTTCTGGGGTTTGATCGGGCGATGAAGGCTCCAGAAAAAAAGGTTCTTTGTTTTGTATTTTCTTTAAAATAGGAAAGAAATATTTAGTTCTGGAAACCTCGTCGGTGCTAAAGGTAGCTTCTTTTAGTAAAGCTACTTCTTGCACTAATTTTAAAAGTTTATCGACATTAAATGTGTTGTTCATGTTGATAAATAGTCCTTTTATACAATAATATCTGCAATTCCAAGTTTAATGGCTTGTTCTGCTGATAGATAAACATTGACTTTCTTATCTATCATCTTACGCAGTTCATTGTAAGACATTTTAGTTTCATCGGCAAGAGCATTTAGATAAGCAGTTTGGATATATTTGATTTCTTCCATTTCATTTTGTAAGCTATGGAATGAACCAGCATTACCACCAACAACTGAATGAATCATGACACGACAATTCTTTCCAATCTTACGTTGTCCCTTGGTTCCTGCTGCAAGTAATAGAACACCAGCAGACATAACTTTTCCAAGACCAAAAGTAACAATATCACATTTTTCTCTTGTAACACGCATCATATCATAAAGTGCAAACATATCGTCTGCTGAACCACCGGGAGTTGAAATAATAAACTCAATAGGTTCGATAATAGTTTCTATTTCTGAATCTGGATCATCAGGGTCAATTGGTTGTTTTACTTCGGCTGTATCTGCAAGATCAATAAGTGCTCCAATCAGTAAAGCTACTTTTTGTTCTTCTACCTCTCCAAAGAGTCCAATCAATCTCATATCATTATCTTCTGGTGCAATCAAAGTAACGACAGGTTTGGTTTCCGATTTAATTGTTTCTTCGTGCTCTGTTTCATCATCAATTCTTTTTTTGGTTTTTGAGAACATATTCATTTTCATTTCCTCTTTGTATAAGTATTATAACATTGCGTTTATCACTTGGCAACCTTTTTATTTTGTTTTATCATGTTATTCACATGTTGTGCTGCACCATTCCAGTTGTTGAACGGAACAAATTTGCTTTTATACATATCTGGATAATTATTGACAAAAGTTACTATTATCTTTTCTCTCCACATTCTGAAATTCTTCTCATGGATGAGAGAATAATGCTCTATATCGTTATCCGACATTCCTTTCTCTTTCAGAATTAATTTCTTGCTTTCCATTACAAACTGAATATCTTGTTCAATGAACACAAGAGATATAAGTATGTCATTTGTTGCTTTTTGTATGATATTAGAAGTTATTCCAAGTTGTAACATTGACGAGAAAGTTTTGTGAAAGAAGAATCCACACAAGAACCACATAGAAATTGAGAGCATTTGTAAAAACATATTGTATCCTTGAATGTAAAAAAGACCGTGTTACTCACATAACACGGTCTTCGATACATAGCAAACTTTTGTTGGGTTTATTATACTAACTTACGGATAACACGTTTTAGGATTTCGTTGACGATATCATCATCAGTTACCAGATCTACATTTTCAAAAACCAAGGATTCTTTCATTTTTGCATCACCTCCCCCGGTGTTACGAATCCTTTTGTTGGTTCTTCTGTTTCTAGTTTCATCGAGTTCTTTTGGTTCTTCTTCGTCCTCAACTTCAACTTCTGAATCTTCGTCTTCCATTCCACCTTCGTCTTCCATTCCACCTTCATCTTCCATTCCACCTTCATCTTCCATTCCACCGAAATCCATTTCTTCTTCTTGGTCAGCATCTTGACCAGCCATTGCTTTTTCAAGAGCGGCAGGAAGAATCTTTTCTAATGCTCTTGTGAGAAAGCCTTCGAATTCGTCTTCGGATGCTTCAATTTGACCTTCGGGAGCTTCGGGTTCCATATCAGCTTCAACGGGTTCTTCTTCCATATCACCCATCTCTCCCATATCATCCATCTCACCCATTTCTTCATCAGCAGCAGGTTCATCTTCTTGCATACTGCCAGTATATTCTTCATTCAATCTTCTTTTGCCATTTCCGATAAAATTACTGATTTTATCTTGTTTAATATTTGCAAGTCTCATAAAACTTGAAACTTGTTTCTCTGTAAGTAAAGTATTTTTTGCCATGTATTTAACTCCTAACGAAAATAAATAGTATCAACTTATTAAAAATCCTCATTTTCTTCTTCGATTAGATCAAAAATTTTACTCAAATCTTGTTCGGAAAATAAAATGTCTTGTAATTGCTCTGCTCTTTTAATTAGTTTCTGTTTTCTTTCAAGTCCTTTTTTGGTATTCAAATTTCCTTTTTGTAATCTTTTCTTATCCATCCACTTCGCAAACTCTGGATCTTCCTCGATATAAGCATCAATTACATCACGAAAAAACTCGGCTTGCTTCTTATATCCATCTTGTAAAAGATGAACAATAAAAGTTGCTTGCTTATGCGTTTCAACCCATAAATAAAATCTTTTCCAATCCATTAGTTTCTTTCAAGGATATGTGTCTTACTTTCGGTAAGACCAGAAGATGTTTGTTCAATAAATCTGGATTTAGACCAATATTCCTTGATTGTTCTTGCACCAGAATAAGAGAAAGCAGAACGAATACCATTTTCAAGTTGGTCAACAACATCGACAGTAGCTCCTTTATATGGAACAGTAGTGGAAATACCTTCCAACGAAGAAGATTTACCACGCCAATCCATTTGAGCATCTTTGGATGCCATACCACGATATACTTTACGTTTATTGTTTGACTCTGTGCTTATGACATCACCGGGAGTGCAATCAGTTCCCGCAAGAAGAGAACCAATCATAACAAAGTCTGCCTTTGCTGCAAGTGCTTTTGCAATATCACCAGAATTTTTAATTCCACCATCAGCAATAAGAGTAACATCAAGCGGAATAGATGAACAATCTAATATTGATTGCAAGGAAGGAACACCGTGACCTGTTTGAATTCTGGTAGAACAGATAGAACCTCCACCTATACCAATACGAATGCTATTAGCTCCCCAAGAAGCTAAACGACAACAGCTTTCAAATGTTGCAACATTACCAGCCATAAGATGTGGCTTATCACCAAGTTTATCTCTTAATTGGTTCAAAGCTCGTTGCATTAGTATATGGTCACCATGAGCAACATCCAAGCATAAGATTCTTGCTCCCAAATTATATAACTCTGTTGCTCTTTCTAAATAATCACCAGTAATACCAATTGCAAATCCAATCTTAGTGGGAGAAATGTTTTCGAATATAATCTCTGCCATTTTAGATTGCTTTTCAACTGTGTTATACCTATGCACAATCCCAAGACCACCCATTCTCGCAAGAGCAATTGCCATTTTCTCTTCGGTAATAGTATCCATTGGTGAAGAAATAATTGGTAGACTAAAATGCAAATTTCTTTCTGCATCCAAAATGCTGCTAATATCTACATCTTTTCGGGATTCTATATCAGAGTATTGGGGTACAAGTAGAACATCATCATAACTTAAAGCTCGTAGCATATTTACCTCTTAATGTTTGTTTTATAGGAATGAAGAAAATCGGCAATATCATAGAATGAATAGCCAGTTTCTGGATCAGGGTTCTGTGGATATGGTATCTCCACCATATCACTATTGAATACAACAAATAGGTGAGGAACACCAGTTATTTTGAAAAATCCTGTTAGTTTTTTTGATTCAACTGCATTCACTACTCCGAATTCATAATCGTTAGAGAATGAAGAACATATTTGTTTAAATATTGGCTTCAGACCATCACAAAGATGACAATTTGGATTATAGAATTTGATCAATAAAGGTTTTTTACATTGTTGTGCAATTTGTGAAAAATTATTATCATTTATTTTATTTATTTTCATAGTATCCGATTAGCCTTTCAACATACCATTTTGCTTTTTTTAGATCTTCAAGTGGATTTTGTTTGTGTTTATACCTTGAAAGATACTTTATTGCATTTCCTGCACAAAAATCTTCACCCATTCCAATATCTTCAATGTAAGCTATTACTTCAATAGAACCTTGATTGTAGTGTTTAGGATGGTTTACTGATTCTTTGCCAAGTTGCATTAATTGTTGTTTATTTATATCTGACATTTAAATTTGCTCCTTTTCTAAATCTTCTGCCCAAGCTTGAATGTTGGTTCTGCATTCGGGACAATAAAGCTTCACTTCTTGTCTTTCGTTATATACAAAGACCGTCCAAGTCGTAGCATGTTCTTTTGATTTCTTATCAAATGGTTTAGAGCAACCAAGACATTTATCAGGAATCTTCCCGAATAATACCATCTTCTCTTGAAGTTCTGGATCTTCTCCATTCTTCTTGGCTGTTCTTCGTTCTTGTCTATTCATATTTAAGTCCTTCAACTGTTTGTGGATTAGATGAGAATTATATCCCGTTTAGAATATCTCCGCAATAGGATATACAAAAATATTTAATATATGTTTGCTCAAATGTCATTGCACATACACGTTTTAATCCATTCTTCGTCCAAGTAAACTTCTTCTTCGGTCAAAAAAGATACAGCAATCCAATCAAATGCTGATTTATCGGATTTTTTGGCAATGAATCCAGTATGTGTAAATAATATCTTATTTTTAGTCCAATGATTGAATTGGACAATATCCCCAATTTTAATAATAGATTTTGTCAATTTAGTTTTATTACTGATTCGTCAGGTACTTGATAGTTTTCTCCGTCAAACCATTGAACACAGACATCACATACGTCATTTCCTAACTGAACAACCTGAGTGATATATCCAACTCGTTCTGTCTGCATAAAACGCACTATATCACCAATTTTATAATTCATTTGCTTTATTATCCATTCTACCGTACTTTGGTGGAACATACAATCTGTCACCACCAAAAACTACCACCATAGAGGGAAATGGTGCAGAATTTACAGATCCACCAAATTTAAGCCTTCCTTTGATAAACAAAATCTGATTTGCCTTGGTGCAATAATCATGAAAGAACTTTGTATCTGTTCTTGCTGCAACAAGCATTACAACAACTGTATTTGGCTTTTTGGATTCTTCATATGCCTTATTGACCCATTGCTTTACTTTGGAGTAAGGAGGATTCACAAATACATTATGTCCTCCCCAATCTTGTGATAAACCATCATCTTGTTCAGTAAAGAACTTTGGACATTTGGTATTGGTTGCATCAGCGCAAGGATCTAAATTGAAATTATACTTTTGATTTAGATTATCGTAAAAGTCTTGTGGGGTTGCCCAAAGATCTGTGTTATTTGAAAATACAATTTTTTGTGTTTGTTTGTCCAATTATTCTCCCATTAAGTTATGTAAAAATTCTGATTCATAAAAGTTTTCTGGCATTCCGGTATCGAACGGGATTATTGAAAAAACATAATAACCACCTTCATTCGCTCCCTCACCCAAATTTACTGTTTCATAATAGCAACGAAGAAAAATACCGTATACTACCAAATTGCTCGTTTGGAACTTTAAAACATCACCAATTTTGAAATTATATTCCAGAGCTTCCAAAACCTTGTTCGTTCCTTATAGATTGTTCTAACGAGTCTACAAATTCAAAGTGTTCTGTTGTTGTTCTTTCTGGAATTGCTTGTGCAATTCTTTGTCCAATCGAGAAAGAGAAAGAATCATTTGATGTGTTATAAAGAATTACTTTCCATTCTCCACGATATGATGAATCAATTACACCAGCAAGAACATCAATACCATCTTTTAGCGCAAGTCCAGAGCGAGGTGCAATTCTCATATAATATTCTGGATTGAACGACGTTGAAATACCGATTGCAACCGTGCATCTTTCGTTTGGGGCAATAGAACCATATTCTGCTGCATACAAATCAAACCCTGCATTTCCCCAATCTCTTTGTCGTATATCTACAAAGTTTGATAGTTTTTTAATTTTAAGGTTTAGTTTTGTCATTTTTATCCTTTATGTTATTTAGTGTATGTTCAAGGGAATCAAGCCATTGTACAGCAAGTTCATTTTCTTTTCCATCTTCTTCTTTGGGCCAGCCTGACTGTTGCCAAGCTTCAATCATCATTCTCCAAGATTTGATTGGAATTTGAATCATTGCTCTTCCATTGGAAACTTCATACTCATGTTTTTCTATCTGAATATATATATTTGATATATCAAATATTTCACGATAGAAATGAGATTGTTCATCATGTGATAAAGTTATTTTAGTGCTCATTCATAAGCTCCCTGTATTTGAAAAGTCCGATTTCTTTCAGTTTACATTCTAACATCAAATCAATGTTGTGTCCATAAGTATTCGCAACATTTCTATAGCTATCAGAATGTGCTTGTGCTGGACATTTGATATTTTGTTCTTCTCTGCGAGATTCAGAATAGTGAGCAACAGGCTTGATATTTCCCCATGTAGATAAAGCTATTTCAAGAGCTTCATTTTCTGGCATTCCTCCATTGTTCAATTTATGATGATGATAGTCAAAAACAATAGGGATTTTTGTATGCTTGTATACTGAATCATATAATTCTTGTGTTGTGTACAAAGAAGCTTTATCATCATTCTCCAATGTAAATCTGGATTTGATTTTATCCTCCAAGCTATCAAAATTCTTCAAGAATTGAGCAACAGCCATAGGTTTGTTCTTGTATGTTGCTCCAACATGAATATTGATTTTGTTGTAGTGGGAACGAGACAATCCCATGATATCAAGAATATCTGCATGAACGGTCAAGTCCTTGATAGTATTCTTTGTTACTCTTTCATTCGATGAAGTAAGCTTGTTGAATGGGCCGGGATGGAAGGTCAAACGTTGATTATTGTTCTTTGCCCAATCCCCACACTTTGTCAATATCTTGGAGATTTCTTCAATGTTTGGTAGATTGTAAATACCATATTCAGATGCCCAAGGAAACATATCGGAAGACATACGATAGAAATTGATATTGTTCTTTGTATTCCATTGGAGAATCTTGTATAAGTCTTGCACATTTAGAAGAGCAAGTTCTGATGCATATTCAATTCCACGTTCAATAAACGTTTTGCGAATCATTGTTCGATTAGTTGTAATACGCTTTTTAGCTGATAGTGTAGAGAACTGATGTACGATGCAAGCATAGCCCAAAGTTTGTAGCAAAAAACCCTCTTGTGTGTCATTAATATAACACAAGAGGGTTAGTTGGTCAAGTTGTTTGTATAAAAAGTTTTATTCTGCTCTAACGGGCAAACCAATATCTTTATCAACACCTAATTGCTTAAATAAAGACTTTATTCTATTTGGTGTTTGTTCGTGATATTCACCCATTTTCAAGCGTTGATAGTTTTTAGGAGATAGATAATAATATTCATCTTGATAGGCAAAAGAATAAGCACCATTATTGTATCCATGCCCTGTTTTGCCTTTGGCAAGACTATTTAAGTCTCGTATTTGCATAAACCCAAGATTTCTTAAATTATCTAATGG